CGACAACGACACGCTTCGTCGTGCCATCGCCGCCACGCTACGGGCAGCGCGTGAGGGCGCGCGGTGAGCGGGTGCACGCAATGTGGTGGCTCTGGCTACCGTGCACCGGTTCGGTATGGCGTTGGCCACGGAACAGGCGGCGGCACTGGCGACCACGGATCAGTCATTTGGGCCGACCATGCCGTCATGGTGCCGTGCTCTTGCATTAGGTGGATGTGGTCGTACACCGCGCCACATTGGCCGCAACCAATTTTTGCGAAAATCAAAGGAGAACGCCCATGCCCGACCCAGCAAGCCCAGCGGCGGTGACAGAGGAGCGGATTGCGAGAGCGATTGCGCGGCTTAACGAGTTCCTTGCCGGCGAGCGTGGCCCCTACACGCAACTCCCGTCCGACATGAAAACCATAATGGATACGCTCGACGCCCGCGGGCTAGAGCTGGCCAAGCGTGACGAAGAGGTCGCGCGGTTGAAGGACGAAAGCGCGATCCAGCGTGCGTTCGATCAGCACCTAGCTGGCTGCGCGATCTTCGAGGAAGACCTTAAAGCGCAAGGCATGACCGAAGACGATGGTGTGTGGACGAATACCCGCGCCCTCGCCGCCGAAGCCCGCCTTGCACAGGCGAATGAGGCGCGTGACCGTTTGTTCCGTTCGCTGCGCATGGTGTCGTGCTGGTTCACGCCGTTCGACAACATCGAGGCTCTGAAGCCCAGCCTGCTCGCCAGCACGCCAGAGTCCAGCGTGAGAATGCGGCGTGCCGTGCTCGAAGATGCAGACCGGCTTGTGACCGAGTTTGCGCCAATCGTCGATGCCAAGCAGGAGCCCCCCACCCCACCCGCGCAGAGTGCGGGTGAAGAAGAGATAGCGCGGTTGAAGGTAAGCGTAGAAGCCGCACGCATTGCGCACGGCTCAGCAATCCGAGCCGCAGCGGCTGCCGAAGCCAACCTAGAAAAGGCAAGGGAAGTTCTCACGGTAATCAGCACGAAGGGTTGCGCGCCAAGCTCGCAGCCGCCAACACAATGCCCGTCGTGCATCGCGGCTGACTATCTCCGCGTGACGGAGACGCAGAGTGCGGGTGAAGCCCTCGACCCCGCAGGGCCGATGATGAAAGCGGAGTATCTCGCGCTCATCCCAAAGATACAGACCAACCTCCACGACCTCGCGACCAAGTACGAAGATAACTACCTTCCAGAAGTCGCGGACACGCTTGGCGACCTCGTTGGTCACATCCGCGCGCAAGCGAGCGCGCTGGCAGAGGCTCGCAAGCGTGGTTCAATCAATCTTAAACCGTTGCTCGCGACCGCCTTCGAGCATGGCGCCGTTTTCGGTCGATCAAAGCAGCAAGGCATCATGCAAGCGGCAGAGGAAGAGGCCGACAAAATCATCCTTGAGTTAGAGCGCGCCCTAACGGAGCCACAGCATGGGAACGGGTGAGAAGATGAAGCTGGACGAGATGGAAGCAACATGGCGCGCAGCATGGGCCAAGCAGTGCGGCATCCAAAGCGAATACTCCGGCGAGCCAACGCGAGCGGCTCTCCGCGCCGTCCTCGAAACGCACGTGAAGCCGATGCTGGCGGAGGCGTTTAAGGAGGGCGGCGTTCACGCGTTCGGCGCACTGCACAAGCTCAGAAATGACTTCAAGGACGCCGATGATTACGCCAGCCACGTCATCGCCTCTCTCACCCAGGAGCCCGCCCGCGATGTCTGAGACAAACACCAACCCGGAGGCGCGGGTAGTTGAAGCGGTCGCGCGGGCGATGTTAGCCGCAGAGCGTTGCACGGCGATCAGCGATGAATATTGGGAAATCCTATGGAACGACCCAACGAGCATGACAGCGTTTCGGATCAAGACCCTCGCCACCGCCGCCATCTCCGCGCACACGAAGGCGCTGGCTGCGGAGGGGATGGTGGTCGTGAAAAAACGGCTCGATGCTGAGGCCGCGCGAAGAATAGCGGACCGCTTTTACGACACCACGGACGAGCAAGTCGTTGCTATTTACGACGCCGCCATTGCCACCCCCACGCTTCCGCCAGCAGGAGATGAGACGTGAGCATGGAGCGCGCTGAAGAAATCGACGCGGCGTTCGCGGCTCACGACTGCCCCGGCGTGGCGAAATGCTTCAACGACCGGAAGCCCGGCGAGAGTTGGGATTTGCATGCGTGCGCAGGATGCAAGGCGCCTAAGGCGATCTGGCTGAAAAACCCTCCAACGAAGGTGTATCGATCCTATGCGGACTACTGCGATGACTGACACCCCCGCCCTTATCCAGCGCGTCGAGAGCGCGAGGGGGCCGGATCTCGACTTAGATTTCGAGATCATGAAGGCCCTCGGTATTGTGCCCGAGCGATCCACGCGCTTTATGTCGACAGCCGTTTGGTTCGCTGATGATGGGCTCGCGTCTCCGCAAGCCGTGGACATACCGCCCTATTGCTCATCCCTAGACGCCGCCGTCAGCTTGGCGAAGCGCGTCCTTGAGCCGGGCGACGCCATCACAATCGGCCTTAACATTCACCACCGCGAATGGTCCGCGTCCGTGAACCGTCTCGACCCAGACGGCAGGCCGTACAGCGTGGCGTGGGGACAATCGCCTGAAGCATTCCCCGCCCTAGCGCTCGTCCTCGCAGTCCTGAGGGCGGTGGGATGACGACACACGAGCTAAAAACGTGGCCTGAGTTCTTCGAAGAGATCATCACAGGCGGCAAGACGTTCGAGCTTCGGAAAGATGATCGCGGCGCCACACCGTTCCGCGTCCACGATACGCTTCACCTGCGCGAGTGGCGGCCTATCGACAAGAAGTACACCGGTCGCGAGACGTGGGCGCGCGTCACCTACTTGATGTGCGGGCCAGCGTTCGGACTGCAACCTGGCTGGGTCTGCATGGCGATCCAGCCGCACCCACCACTCGACGGCGGAGGGGCGGGAACATGAGCGAGATTATTTGGATACTGGGGCTTCAGCTAGCCTTTGGGGTCGTCTGCTTCTTTGCGGGCAGGACTTACGAGGAGTGGTGCGCACACGCGCGGCAAAGCAGCACGAAGCTCAGCGAAGAGGCTCTTTGCGCGATGGGTAGACACACGTACCGACCTCTATTCGAGGATGAGGTTTGCCGCGTGTGCATGGAGCACAGTCCCGCGTCAGCCGCAAAGTATGACGGCGGAGGGGCGGGATGACGGGGAGGCCGCTCAAGCGACCGATAGAGCGCCTCGCGTACCGGCGCGATGAGGCCGCGGCGGCGCTTGGGGTGTCGCCGGCCACCTTCGACGAACTCGTGAAAGACGGGCAAATGCCCAAGCCGATACGCCTTCGCGGTTGCGTGCTGTGGAGCGTAAATTCGCTGTTCACAGCCATTGCGGCCCTGGAAAACGCCGCGGGCGTTGACTCTCGCCGCGAATGGGACTGACTCGCCGGGCATGAAGCCCGTCACCCTTCCCTACCTCCAATCCTACAAAGACCGGCACGGACACCAGCGGCACTACTTCCGCCGCGGCTCTGTGCGCAAAGCCCTGCCAGGAGCCCCAGGAAGCCCGGAGTTCTTGGAGGCGTACCAGATAGCCAAAAGCGCCCCGACGACTCCAGCGAGTCAGAATAAGGCCGTAGCGGGGACGATCGAGGCGCTGGTCCAAGAGTTCTATGCGTCGGGAGAGTTTACGCAGGGCCTCGCCGCTTCGACGCAGCGCGAATATCGCTATCGGCTGGAATGGCTGAGGGAGCGGTACGGCGACAAATGGGTCAAGTCGATGGGGCGCCGGAACGTGCTCCGGATGCGGGACGAGAAGGCGGAAACGCCGGGGGAGGCCAACACGCTCTTGCGCATCGTGCGCCGGCTGCTGAGCTTTGCCGTTGATCGCGAATACCGCGACGACAACCCGGCGCTCCGGATCAAGCTATTTGAGGGGGGAGAGTTTCGCGACTGGTCGGACGATGAGCTTGCCAAGTTCGAGCGGGCTCACAAGCCGGGGGCGAAAGAGCGGTTGGCCTATGCCTTGCTGCTCTACACCGGGCAACGCCGCAGTGATGTTGCGAAGATGATCGAAGCGGACTTCCGCGGTCACACGGTGAGGGTCGTACAGGTCAAGACCGGCGAGAAGGTTTGGATCAAGGCGCACCCGCGATTGCGGGACGAGCTTGGAAAGCGGAAGGGGAAGACCGGGCCGATCCTGCTCAATGGCCGCGGCGAGTCCTACACGTCGGAAGGTTTGGGCCAGTTCATGGCCGATGCGATCGACACCGCAGAGCTTCCGGATGATTGCGTCACGCACGGCCTGCGAAAGACCGCGGCGCGGAAGCTGGCCGAGGCCGGCTGCTCGGAGGACGAGATCATGGCCGTGACGGGCCATACCACGAGCGCAATGGTGCGGCTCTACGTGAAGGGCGCCAAACGCGCTAAGATGGCCGAGAGCGCGATGGCGAAATTGGGTAGACAGTCGAAGCGTGAAAAGGGCAGAAAACCTCAGAAGCGAAAGCCAAGGGTAGACAGCCCAAGCCCTTGATCGAGCGAGAACCTGGGGTAATTTTCAATCTTGCAAGAGGGGTTCGACTCCCCTAGGGCGCGCCAATCTTTTCAATGATTTAGCACCACACTCCGGAAAGGTAGACAACCGGAATTTTGCAGGGGTAGACAGATTCACGCCCCGTTCCGCTTACTCCGGTTTGGGCAGGTTGTTGTGCGCTTCCTGCATCTTGTCCACCAGCGCCTTAAGCTGCGCATCGGTCGGAGCCTTGCCGCCCTCCCGGAGCTTCTGGACTTCCGTGATCGTGCTTTTCACGACCGAGATAGCCCCAGGTACAAGGGCCATGTACTGGATGAGTTGGGCGATCAGGACGGGGTTCATTTCGAGGCTCCTTTGGCAAAGGCAAATTTCGCGTCCTCGACCGTCTTGATACAGGCCGCGATGGTGACGAAGTCGGGGGATTCGCTGGCGAGGCTTTCCTGAGCCGCGGAGGCACAAGCAACCGCAACCGCATCGGCCTCGTAGAGCTTCTTGTAGAGCTTGCGGTCACGGCATGGGGCGACGGCCGGCTCCTCGCAGTAGGGGAGTTTCGAGTATTGAAGCAAGAGCCCTTGATAGCCGCTGTAGGCCGCGAGCGAGTAGCCAAGGCCGGTACGGGCCGCGTCGGTGGTCGAAAGGCCATTGCAGCCCACGAGCGCGAGAGCGAGCCAGATGACGGCCCCGGACGCGAAGCCGAGTGTTCGAAGTTGGGTTTTCATGTGTATCTCCTGATTGTGTGAAAAGGCCCAGGCGGCCGGGAGCGTGGGACGTGGGAGTTACGCCGTCGCCATGCTCAAGGGTCGGGGATACCGGCCGCCTGGACTCGTGGTGCGGTCGTTATTCGACCGAGACGCTGATGTCGGACACGTTCGCCGTCTGGCCTTCAGCAAGCCAGTTGAGTTCGGCAAGCGGGAAGTCCTTCACGTCCTTCACGTCGGGCGACAGGTCCACGTCTGCGGACACGGTGACGGTCGTCAGGCCAGTGCCGCCTTTGAACTTCGCCGTGTAGAAGCCATCTTCGCCAAGCGTCGGGGCTTCGGCGACGGGGAGGCTGAAGTTCAGGTCGCCATCGACCTTGCCGGTCGTGCCATCGTCGCGGACAAAGCGCCATTTGATGACGGCAGTTCCGCCGGATTTTACGTCGGTAGCCATGTGTCATGTTCTCCGTGGGGGAGTTGGATTGCTCGCGACCGGCGAGCGCGGTTGAAAAGGGAAAAAGTGTTGATAGAATCAGCGCGTGGAGACAGCGCTAGTGGCCATCGCGCTTGCTGATCGTCTAACGGATAGGACGTTGCCCGGAGCGACTGATCATCGCTTGGCGGCAGGGATGTCGGTTCGAATCCGACTCGGCCCACATTTTTAACCCGCCACCCAAGCCAGCAAGCTAATGTTGGAAACCAAGTACAGCGTCAGATACGCCATCGGGTGATCCCAAACGTCATCGGTCGGCTGTTCGGGCTTACGGTATTGGAACGCGCGAAGGTGGTCAGCGCTCATAACGGGTACCAGCACCAACCGGACGGTACGGCCCACTCATGGCTCGCCCATCCCATAATCCAGCCCAGCAGCGCGATCGACAAAATGGCCGACAGTCGATCCCCCTTCTCAACCGGGATCTTCGCTAACGACTTACGAATCATCGCCCTTCGCCTTCTTGGTCAGAAAGCGGGAAGCCGCATCGCCTAACATGCGAGATACGGTCTGAATCCCTAAATGGCCCAACGTCCCGCCCAAGGCTATCCCAGCGTAGATAGGCACCCGAAAATACTCAGCCGCCGTGTAGGTCACGCCCAGTGCGATGATCCCGCACACAATGGCGTCAGGCAGGTTCGACAATAGAACACGCACGGTCATCTTCTGGCCACCGCGCGACTCCTCGTGGAACAGTTTTGCCGCACGGCCCAGCACCGCCATGATAACGGCCAGCATCGATAACAAGATGGTGTCCAGAGACTTCGCCAGCAGTTCCCACACGCTCATTTCAATAGTCCCAAAACGAGATCAACGGTGGATGAAAGGTCTACAAGCTGCGCGCGAATCTGTGAAGTGTGTTCGCTTGCTACGGGAATATGGGGACATAATCCTAAGGTGTCCCCGGATAGGCTTTCCACGTCAGTTGAAAGTGCGGCCCGTCTTTGAACGAGCGCCAGTCGCCGCCCCATTCAATCGGCACACCGCAATTCTCTGCGGCCTCTTTCATGTACTTCGCCAACTGGTCGTAAAGCGGCCAATCCCACCGCACTTCCCCATCGACCAAAGCGGCCAGGTCAACCGCATGACCGGTAAGGTGACGGCTCTTGAGTGTCTTGGTAGCGCCCGCCGCCAGCAGCTTCCGCTGACGGGCTAACGTCCTCACACCCTCAGTCACTACGAAGTCGATGCCATCGGCCTCTGCGGCAACGTCAGCGGCTTTCACCACCTTCACGAGATCGGCGTGAACGCCTTCAAGGTTCTTCAAGCTGCGTTCGTTGAGCATCAGTCCACCACCGTCACGCTCACGACCTGTACGCCAGTGGCAGGGGGAATGGGCTTATGATTGGCGCACCACTCCGTCTTCTCGACAGTTGGCCAGCGGCCTCTCGAATTGCCGCCGTGCGGGTAGTTGTTCTCGACCCGGCCCAGCATCTTGGGGAGATCGCCCCGGCACGTGCCGTCGCGTCTCTCGTAGTTGTCGCAATTGGCGCAGGATTTCATCACTGATCTCCCGTGAATATCAGATCAATCGTGTCGCCAAGATCAGTGGCACCACCGCCAGAGGCCGAGATGATTTTGATGGTGCAGGATGTCGTACCAGCCGTGACGCGGAAAATCAGGAGATTGAGCGTGCCACTCGAGTCCACATAGCTAGAAGCCATCGTGTAATTGGCGCTTGAGAATGCGGTGGTGAAGGCAACTGTATAGGCGCCAGTCCCCGTTCTCGTGACCGAGGCGACGTTATAGGCAGAATTGAGAGTTGCCGTGCCGTTCGTGCCGCGCGTCGTGAAGTTGACCGACGCCTTGGTCGCGCTCGGGTGTCGCGCTTGAACACCTGGCGTGACGTAGACCGCTGTAGAGGTGCCCGTCTCTTGCTGCGCCGCGCTTGCCGCGAGAAGCGTTTGCAGCGTCGAGATCAGGATGTATTTCGGGAGCGATGTGCTGACATCGTAGGTTGGAATCTTGTCACCCGTTGCCCCAGTACCATCCGCCGTCAGGTTGTTGATTTGAGCGTAAGCGGAGAGCTTCGGCGGCGTGATGAGCTGATAGTTTGTCCCATCGTCCGCCACCATGATCCAATCATTCGCGGCGAAGTCGTTTGCCACGATAGCCGCCTGATTCCACTGGATCGCGCCGGCTGCAAGGCCATCTACGGCAAGTGTCGTTGCGCCTGTGATGGTGGAGCCGAGTTTGAAGAGGTAGCGCTGGCCGGCGGCTCTCGCATCGACGGTGGGCGAGCAGGTGAGCGTGATTGCGGAAGCGCTCCCGCCTACGGTACCGCCGCTGACCGTTCCGCCGTCGATCTGGGCGTACCACGCAGCAATGGCCGACATCATCGCGCGGGCGGAATTATTGACCGCCCCGGGCGCCATTCCCTCTAACCAGTTGATATCTGGATCAGAATCGTCGTTGTCCCCTGCCGTCTGGGACCACTGTTTCACCGCCATTGCGCACTCCAATGCAAAGCGGGCCGCCGTTCCCGGCAGCCTGCGAGATTATTCAGTTGTCTGATGTTCAGTCTACGGACGTATTCCGCTCGACAATCGCGCGAGCCACTAGAAGCATGGTCTCGTCATCACCAATGCCTTTGAGATTGTTCACGGCCCAAATTACGAGCCGTGCATTGTCTGGCGTGTAGCCACCGGATCGCTTGATGCGATCAACGGAGGGCGAAAATGGATGGTGCGTTCCAGATCCGCGCTCAAATTGAAGCCCGCTCACTTCACAAATTCCGGCTTCAAGTCTTTCAAGCAGCCATTCCTTTGTCAGAGCGAACTCGCAGCCGCGCTCGCGCGCTCTGCGCCGGGCGCCGTTGAAAAGCTCTTTGCAAATGGATTTAGGCGTCAGGCGCTCGCGCTGATAGTGAGCCCGGCCCCGCTCCAGCTTAACGTCTCTGTTGCGCAAGTAACCGAGCTTGCGACTTTCCACCACCTTCTCTGGGTTCGCGTCTGCCCAGCGACGGTTGTTCTCCATGTGACGGTCCCAATTGTCTTGCGTGTACTGACGCATGAAAGCTACGCGCTCAGGCTTGTTGTTGAACTTCTTCAACGTCGCGCGACGGCGCTCCGCACGCTCCTCATCAGTCAACGGCCTCGGCGGTTGCCACCCTGATGCGGCCCGAGCGGCATCACGCTTGGCGCGCTTGCGCTCACGAGCTTGCACCTCGATAGCCCTAACCTTGTCGGGGTGCCGCTCCCTAAATCGCACTACGGCCTGGCGATGAGCGTCCGGGTTAGCTGCCCGGCGCGCTGCCTCGCGGTCCCGATGCCTTCGCTTCTGCTCTTCGGTCCTAGGCTTCGACTTGCGCTTAGGCTTACCGACTTCACCAAACAAATCCTGATCGACGGCCATTTTTGCACCCGGCTGCAACATCTGGATTCTACCGGAACATTGCTGGAACACTAGATTCTTGTGGTTGTATGCGTAGTGAGTCGGGGAGCGGAGGACCGCTGTGTTCTTGGAATGGTGGCAGTTGGCCGTTTTGGCCTTATGCGTGTTCTGGCTTGGTCGTCATGCCGAGCGCCGCGCTAACGCTGCTCTTGATAACTCAGAGCACCAGGAATAGCCGGCGCGGCCGACTGTTGAGCAAGCTTCGCGCGCCGCTGCATCTCCAACAGCATCGCATTGGCTTGCTCGCGGGCCGTCATCGCTGGGGCCTTGCCGCCCCGCACCAGCGCCGAAAGTCGCGAGACATTCCGTGATGTCAGGCTATCCGCGATAGGCTTCGCAATGGCACCCGCAATCGGCAATGCCGCGCCGCCAGGCAAAAGTGCCGTTGACCCGATGCCGAGCCAGGCCGCGAGGTTGCCGGTTTCAGGCGAGAACCGGCCCAGCATCCGCAGTGCGTTTTGCGGTGTCGTGCCTCTAACAACGCGATCCATCAAAGCGCGCTCCTCTTTCGAGAAGAGCTTGGATTTCTTTGGATTGTCGAGAATGGCGCGGATGTTTTGGCGTGTCGCATTGTCGGCATTGCCACCCACGCCGCCACTTGCCGCCCGTCGCTCTGCTTTGGAAAGGGCCTCGTCAATCATCTCCGACTTGCGGAGCTTCTTCCACGAATCCCGCGCAACCTTCAGGCTTGCTGCCGCTGTTTGCGGGTCGCCTGACAAGACATCGCCTGACTTCAGATTGTCGATGTAGTCGTCTACTTGATCGATCAGGCGCGAGGCGAGTTCCCGCTGTGACGGATTGGTGCCGTCGCGCGCGACGTTGCCCGCCATCTTGCGAATGGTGTCGATGCCCTTGAGGGTTACGTTTCCCTGCGCGGCGTCATCGAGACGGTCGAGGATGACCTTAACACCGGGCTGGAGCGCGGGGTCGAAGGCGAAATCTGCGGCGACTTGCTTTGCGTTGGTGGCAAGCTGTCCAATGCTTTCTGGCGGGACCATGACGCCAGCATTGTCTGCGGCGTCATAAGCCTGCTTTGCGGTCGCCTTGAGTTGCTCGTTGGTTGGGACTCCGCGGCGGATGCCTGATGTAGCGATACCCTTGACCACGCCTGGGGCCATACCTCCAAGCAACGCGCCAACGCCCTCACCGTAGCCTCCCGTAACGCCTGCCTGATCCAGCCCCCGGCCCGCTTCACTGCCCAGAAAGGCCGTAGCAGCCGGGACCATGCCGCGCGGTCCAAACGGGAGTGCTCCACCAGCAAAGATGCCTGCCTTGCGGGCCGATCGGTCGAGACCTTCGACGGCATCGGGGCCTTTCGGAACACCGAGATTTCTTTGCGCGGATTCATACCAACCCTGAGCCCCCCAATCCTTGAGATTAGGGTCTTCCGAGATGTCTTTCCATTGCTTTCCGAAAGCCGATCCAGCGAGGTTGCCGAGCAGTACCCCTGCCTCTACCGGAAGGCCCGGTAACGATGAAAGCCCCTCAAGTGCGCCGTAGCCCACCTGTCCGATAGGCCCGCTCATCACGTCGTCAAGCATGCTGGTCTGCGGTTTCGGTGCGGGCGCGGACTTCTGAATGTGCGCCTTCATGGTGCGATCGATCACATCATCCGGCGTGTCGTCCGGAAATTCCAGGATCGTGCCGTCCGGGGCTTCTGCCTCGATTGCCATTACTGCACCCGATTTCCGCTGGCGTCGTACTTGATGCGTTTGGACGATCCGCTTGCCGCCGGTTGCTGTCCGACAACGCCTGTGATGCCTGCCTCTTTGGCGCGGGCCTGGTACGCATCCACGTTGCGCTTCAGGACGCCACGGAAGGCGTTGAGTTGCGCCTTGAGCCCCTTCACGCCGCGCGCCGTGGCGGTCCAACTTTCCGGGTCATCGGCCATCTGCAACATTAGCTGATAGTCGGGGCCGTTCAGGACGCCGAGCTTGTACATCTCCTTCGCCTGCATCAGAAGGTCGGTATGGAGCGTTTTTAGCTCTGCCATCGGCGCACCACCGAACGGCCCTAGCGACCGATCAACCCACGTCGTCTTGTCGAGAGCCTTTTCGTAATTATCGATTGCTTTGTTCATCGTCGGTAGCGTCGTGTTGAGCATGTCCCGCACGCCAGCCGCTTCCGCTTGCCCAACTTGCGCCGCACCAGTAATTGGTATCTGCATCGGCTTGAGCGTCTGACGATCAAGCGCCCACTGCTTACCGTTATCTGGCTGCCCGAGGTTCATGCGCTTCAAAGCATCGCCACTCAGGACAATGGGCGCCGGACCAGGCGCAGGCGTACCCGTTGGCTCTGCCGATACAGTGGCCGGTGGCGGCGCTAGGGCTTCTATGCCTGCTGGAGCGCCCATCTCGGCAACGCCCGCGGGCGGCATCATAGGCGGTTGCTCCGGGGCCATAGCGGGTCGTAGCTGCGGAGGAGGCGCAGAAGGTCCAGCACCGCCGCCGCTCGGGACGATGTTGCCACGTGAATCGACGCCTACGCCCGGAGCGACAGGAGCGATGCCCATCTCTTGGAGCATGTTGTAGGCGCGGTCTTTGTAGCTGAGCGGATAAGCCTCCACCTTGCCGTCTGCCGAACTGATCTGAACGTCGGGCTTGCCGTCGCCGTCGAGGTCTTTCGCTTCCCAGGACTTTCCGCCAGCGCCGAATAGCTTTTGACCCAGCAGCGGCATGGCCTGCTCCGGTCCTACCGCATCGAGATAGGCCTTTTGCTCCGGTGTCATCTGGCCGGTTAGGCCTTTGAGTGCTTCCGCAAGGCTGGCCTTCTTCTTGTTGGCCTGTGCCAATTCGCCAAAGCCTGCGAGCCCTTGAGCAAGACCCGCGCCCCATTGGTTACGCGGCGCGCTCGCGATAGCTGCGCCAAGGCCCGCAAGACCCTGTGGACCAGCGGCGTCAAAGTTAGCCGCGAAGTTGTTCCCAATTCGGCTGAGGAAATCGCCAAGTGCCATTAGGTCGCCTCCAATGTTTCCACGCGACGTGCCAGCGCCTTAATCGCGGTCAGCATGGCCCCGATGACCTGCGGCATGGGAATCGTCGTCCCGTCACCGCCAAACGTACGTGACCAATCTTGTGCCATCGGCCCAAGGCGCGGCTCTGCCCCACCATCGCCGCCGCCAGGCTTGTAGCGATAATTGAACATTGGCATGTCGCGGATAGCCGAGAGCACCGCATCCTCATCGGCTTCGCGAATGTCTGTCTTGGCATTGCGATCAGAGAAGAGGCTGGCGAGAGAGAGCGCCGCGCCGATACCTTGCTGCAACCCGCTCGGGCTGTTGTCAGGCTGCGTCCCAACCTGCGTCCCGCCCATGCCGCCGATGCTTTGCCCCACCGTCGAATAGCGCGCGAGGTTCTTCCACAGCGCATCGAGATCGGCATTGCCGAAGTCGTACACGCCCGGGGCCTGGCTCGTGGCCTGCGAAAGGAAACTGCCCAATTGACCGCCGGCACCGAGCTGGTTCTGGCGCTCTCTCGAATAGTCGTCGTAGTAGATTTGGCTTCCCAGCTTGCCGAGTTCTTTCGTGAGCTGCGCGGTGTGAACCGGATCGCCCGTGCGGCCAGCCCCACTCATTGCCGAGTTCACCGCGTCCGTCACATCACCAGACAGAGCCGAGAACATCTCGGATCGGTACGGGTTGTTGTTGAGGAAGTCGCCTTCCGCGGTCGCGCTTAGATTGGATAGGGGGCCGGTGCCGCCGAACAGCGTACTAAGCGCGCCAGTCGCTTGACCGTAGAGGCCGCTGACATCGCGATTGCCTAATTCGGACTTGCCTTGATTGAACAGCGATCCAGCCTGCCCCAGGATGTTCTTAAGCGCAGGCTGTGCGGGCGCCCACGGGTCAGTGGTCTGTTTCGTCTCAACGGTATCGTCTTTCCCGAAACTCACGGCCTATACTCCATCACGATCTGCTCAACCTTGAACTCTGGGTAGACACGCTCCCAGCCCTTGCGCCCCAAAAGCTGGAACGCCTGACACTCTTCATCCAACATGAACTGCTTCAATCGCTCGACAATCGGTCGTTGCCACATCCGCCGATCATCACCACCTGCCAGAATGGCATCGAGAACCCGCCGGCCGCTCGGGGCCGTTATGATGCGCGTCACCACCGATGCCTTTAGCGTTGTGCCCTGATAGGCAACCCAGCACTGCCAAAGACCGGACGCGCACTTGTCGCGCGTGTTGGCCTCGTTGATGAGGCCGCGGCTTCTCTCAATCGCCGGATTGAGCTTCGTGCGAAGCGAAGGCCAAAGGGTTTCGATCGTCTCGGGCGGAAGCTGAAAGATGCGAACTTCCGCGTCGTCGCTACTTCCCAAGCTGCTGCCCCAAGAGGCCGAGAACGCCCATCGGAATACCTTGCGAGCCCAAGGCTTGACCAAGCGGCCCGTTGGCAAAGAGAGGGGCCTTCATCCCACCTTTGCCCATACCGCCGAAGATCTGCGCCAGAAGCCCTTGTAGGCCCTGCTGGCCGCCCATGCCGGGTTGCTGACCGGGCATACCCATGCCGCCCATACCAGGCTGTGGCGCACCGTCAGCCGCCGAGCCGCCCATCATCATCTGTCCTAGTCCGTATGCCATCTTGCCCTCATATCCACGCCAGAATGTCCCAACCGGCCGTGGCGTCGCACCGGATGGTTAGGCCCTCATACTGGCCGTAAATGACCTGTGTCGCCGCACCGTCGATCGTGTCACTGGAATCGCCGTCAACCGTGACCACGTTGTCGTCCAGCGTGACTTTCTTCACCGTCAGTTGGCGCCCATCACTCGACGCCTTGGCCGGCAAGTTGATCGTCACACTGCCGCTCGACGTATCGACCCGCAGATATTGGTCGCTTGCGGTTACTGTGTACGGACTGCTCGCGTTCGTAATCGACGTGATGCCGAGCGAGAGCGGGCCTGTTGAGATGATGCCCAAATCAATCAGCGCGTTGACGGCATCGACGATCTCACGTTCGCTGGGCTTCGGAGGAAGCTTGCGAGGCCGCGTGAAGCTCGTCACCGTGTCCCCGCGCTCGCCAGTGCATCGTCAGGCACATCGACACCCTGCGCGTAACTCCACGACGATCCAGCAGGAACCACCATCTTGGCCCGGTGATATTGCCCTGTGGCTCTCACCGGACAACGTCCGTTCGACCGCTGCGACGATGCCTGACCATACGTGACTGCATCGCCCTGACGCTCCCGCACACCCATCGCAACGGTAGCTGCCGAAGTATCAATCAACGGAATGACGTTCTGCACTTGAGCCCGCCCGTTGGCGTTTAGCTGGCCCTCGGCTGTCACCATCGTAGCTTCCAGCGTCGCCCCGTCGAAGAACGAGAGCCGGTGGCTTGAATCGAATGCACCGATAGACAGGTTGCCACCCTGATAAGCCGCGGAGTCGAACGAGAGGGTTTGGCCCTCCAGTGTCCCCGTAATCGAGTCGAGCCCGATCCCAAGCGAATAGTGGTTGTAGATGATCTCCGTATCCTGCACCGCGTAGGCGTAACGGTTCTCCGGCCAGTGCCAAAACAGCAGCTTGTTGTTCAGACCGCCGCCACCCGTGGGATAGGCAATCATAACAATTTTGTTGATCGGATCGACTGCCATGCTGATCCGGTCGTAGTAGCCTGTGTTGACCTCGTTCAGGAAAGTGAGGTCGATCTGGTTCTCTCCGACTGGCTTTGAAGCCGCGCCGTCGAAATAGTAAAAGCCGTCCGAGCACAGATAGAAGATACCGCCGCCAACGACACAGAGCGCATAGGCTGCGAGCAATCCACGGCTCTGCTCTACCGTGTCGAATTGGAACGTGATGGGCGCCGGCACACGGATCATCCGTGTAATCTGCCGGGCTTGGAAGATATACCCGACCTCGCCCCCGACGATGTTGAGGATTGGCCCTCCATCGGGAATGTCGTGCGTGTTGCTCTCTAGCGTCCCAACGGTCCACGTCTCGGGAGAGTTGGAGCCTGACCACTGCACCCGGTTCTGCGCGCTTGAGATGTTCGCCATGACGACGAACTCACGCACAACCGTGATGAACTTCGATGTCGGGGGCGATCCCCCTAGAGCCGCCCAATTGGCCCCAGAACTCAACGTGATCTTTTGCGGCGCGTCCGCTCCGTTGACCGCTAGGCCAAGCGTGCCGTGTTTAGCGAAGCGCCATTGGTTCTCGGCTGGGCAGGCATAGGCACCGCCGGCAAGCCTTGACGCATCGCTCCACGTTGCTGACGACAGCAGATAGAGCTTGGTTGCATCGCCCGCGTAGACGTGAACTGTCCCCGAGTTGTCCTTGATCGCCCATGCCCCTTGGCAACGTGCGGTGAGAGCATTCGAGAACGGATTGATCGCACGAAAGGGCCGATAGCCTTTCGCCGCGGGGATCACATTCTTTGCGTCCGTCATGCCGCCTGCCCCCAAGGCCGGAACATCGGGAAGCCAAGGGCCGAATTGGAGCTTCATCAGAACTGCGTCGGCACGATGCGGCCCGTGGAAGACCGCGCGTTGTTGGCATCGATCATGCTCGCCAGCGCCTTGGCCTCCGCTTCCGCCATCAAAGCCGCGCCTTGCTGATCCTTGATGACATGCGTGAGCAATTCCCACTTGGCACGCGCGCGGATCAACTGCTCGCCATCCGTCATCCAGGCGTTGGTGTCGGTCGTGGCGCTCAGATCGGAGAGCGCATAGACGCCAGACACCACAGCCGAGTACGAAGCGTCCGGGATCGGATAAAGCCGGATCTGTTTCGCGTAGTAGGCATAGGCCGTGGGTTGCCCACCGTCCGCTGTCCCACCGTCCGAATCATGCTCCATCTGCTCGTAGGGCATACGGTCCAGCATCCACTTGTCCGTGGAGGAGCGCGCTACCTTGAAGCTGTCGATGTAGAGCAAGTTCGGAATGTTGCTGTTGTCGGTGTTCGTGTAGAACTCTTGGCCGCTGATTAGCGTGAGGCCCGTCAAGCGCGCTTCGTTAAACCAAAATCTTTTTCTGGAGTAGTGATCTATCGCCGTCTTGATCGCGTTCTGGATCTGCGGGTTCATCGTGCCGCCGCGGTCCAGCTCGTCATCAATTCTGTCGATGAGCGTGCCGAATGTCGTCATTTCAGCTGCCCCTTGTGATGAATCGCGTACACGCCTTCCGGCGCCGTGTTGCCTGCGGTGTTGTGGATGATCGGGCCGCTATCGAAGATGCGGACCCGGCAACCTTCGAAATCAACCATCGTGTTGGGCTTCTGCCGCCCCAGCATGGAAGCAAGAGCTACCTGATCACCCCACCAGCCCTGCATCTCTTTCGGCATCGTCGCGATGGTGAACCACCATTCCGTCACGAAATGCACCGCCGCCTCACTCGCCCGGCTCAGAAGCACCATGCAGGCGAGATAGGGCATCGGCGGATTACCAGTGCGCCACATCACGCCAACGTCGAATGAGCCGTCGAATAGCGGCTCTGGGCTCTTGAGCCACCGCATGTCGCAATCGCTGTAGACCAGATCGCCCTCAGCCTCGCGCATGTGGTTTTTCAGGCCCTCGATCCGCTTGAGCATCAGGTTATGACGCTCGCCGCCGGGCAGGCGCGTGACGCGACCGAAGCCAGCCGCACACGCCGTCATCCGACATTCTTCTGCTAGGTCGTAGTACTTACCGTCGCCAAAATCTGCGTAGGTAAACGCAAGCTCGATCACTTCGGGGACACCATCACGGCGAAGACCTTATCGCCCGACGATTGAACGTGGCCGATGTCGAAATAGGCTTCCAGCTTGCCGATCCACCACTCGATGGGCTCGACGATCCGGTGCGGGTTGGAGCCATCGACCAAGGCCCTGTTTGCCGGGCGGGTGGCAACAACGAGGAACAGCCCCTTGCGCGTCACGCGGGCCAAGTCCTTCAGCACGGCGTCGAGGCATTCAGGCTCTACGTGCTCCAACACATCGGTGCAGACCACGAATAGATGCGGCTCGGGAGGATTGGCGTGCTCGGGGAAGGCCGGATCGTAGCACGTCACTTCGTAGCCGAACGGCGTAAGTGCGTCCCTCAGCATCGCCTTGCCGCAGCCGTAGTCCAGCAGCTTCTTGACCTTCATCTGGTCGCAAAGGTTCTTGATCGTCTCCCACCACTTGATGGATTGACGGCCCCATTCGGGACGCTCGAAATGCTGGCGGGCGTTCAGTTCACGGTAGCCCGGTGAGATCAGATAGGGCTCGCCGCGTAGCTCAGCGGCATGCCGTGGAGAAAACGCCTCCTCCTCAAAGTCCAGCGGATCAGAGCCCCGAACTCCAGAGCGGCGCAATTTTTGCGCTTGAGCGTCTCGCGTAATGTGACTCACTCAGCCGCCTCCTTGATCAGCCCCGCCTTGCGCGCATAGTCCATCTCGTCCTTGCACTCGCCCGTCTGGATCAAGCGAGCCAGAACCCCACGAGCATGGACAGAGCGGCCCATCAGCTCGTACCAGCTATGCGTGGCCGTAACGTCTAGGCCAGCCGCCGCCGCTGCATCACGAGCGGCGAACCATTCCTCCGCATGCGGTTGGTTCCTCGTCTCCCACCAATGGGGGACACCTTGGGTGAAGTGCATCAGCTTGGGATGTGCCGGCGGTTCGCTCGTGTAGGGAATGCAGGTGTTCCACTCTTTGGGCAGCGAGCCGATCTCGTTCCGCTCCAGCCAGCCGATCTTGTGCAGGTTCGTGGTCTGCGGGTTCTCAATGTGACCCGGCGTCAGGATGCGGTTGGACGGGTGGCCGCAGTTGAACAGGATCATGGAGGCCCATTCGAAAGCGGGCTGTTCCTGCATCACATGAGCGGCCTTCGTCGCCATGAAGGCGCGGCCGATCTCGAACACTTCCGCGATGTCTGCCGTGACCAGCATGTCGGCATCGAGGAAGAGGCCGAGCCCCTGGTATTCGCAGAGGTAGGGAACAAGGAACCGCGAGTAGGTGAAGGGCGTTAGGCCCTGGCGCTTGATCGGTAAGTCTTCCAACACGAGCGGGATGATTTGAACATCCCCCTTCGCGTGGGTCTTGATCGAGTGAACCAGCGTCGAGAGAGACACAACCTGACGAGGGTCACTTCCAATAAATACTTTGTGCATGCTTCACTCCCGTTTTGCTTTCGCAGATGCGTATGCTTCCAGCTTGGTCCACATGCGCTTGCCCATGTCGTATCCCGTCGCGAGCCCTTCCTTGAGCTTTGCCGCGGTATCGGGATCAAGCGGCTCGATCTTCTTGTCCACCAAGCGCCACAGTCTGCGCATCTGCTCACAGATGGACGGCGCCGGGCCTTGCTGATCGCCTAGACGTTTGCCGGGGTCGATCCTGTATTTGATCGGCTTGGCGTGGTTCTTGGTCACTCAGCCGCCGCTCGCATGAACCTCGCGCGCAGGTTGGCTGCGACGGTATCAATCACATCATCCCAAACGCCATGCTGGCTCTGACGGAACATCTGATGCATCGGATACCAAGGCATCGTCTTGCCCATGAACTGCCAAGGACTTTTGATCGGCGTCAGTATCCAGGCCGGGACACCCATCGCGCCCGCGAAGTGTACGTTTGACGTGAGAACCGTCACGACCAGATCAAGCCCCGCGATGGTCGCGAATAGCTTGTCCAGATCCGCGTTCATCTCATCGTCGTGCGTGATGTTCCAGCCATAATCGGCAACCGCCTTCGCCACCTGATTGCCCGCGTCCGGCGTGTATTGCAGGGACACGAAGTCGATGCCGGGAATGCTGAGGATCGGCCCCAGGCGCTCGATCGGCATGGAGCGCAGTGCGATATGGGTATCGCGCGTCCCCCCGATCCAGCTAATCCCTACTCTTGGCCGGCCAGTGCGAGAGCGTGCGCCATCCACGAGAGCGGCATCTGGCTTGATCCATCCTTGAGGATAGTTTGGAAAGTCACTGGCTTGGCGTCTGAAGAAGCGGTGTAGGCTTCCAATTGGTACCTTGGCGTCGATGTCGTGCTCGATAGGCCAGGTAATCTCTTCGTCTTTTCGCGTTCCATAGACGGCGCACTCCGGGAAGGATTGCTTGAAGATCTGCACCAGGCGCGGGTGGCACTCGATGATGACCGATTTCGAGACGCGAATGAGATCGGGGAGCGCGTGGGCGAATAGGATCTCGTCTCCAACACCCTGCTCCCCAAAGACAACGACATTCTTACCCGGCGATCCGTCCCAAGCCACCACCTCTCGACCAGGGTGTGAGTAGTTCCTGGCCCAAGTTGTGGCGATACGGCCGAGTTCGTAACCGTCCCATCCATTCGCGAAGTCCCCTAGCTCAAGCTGGGCAAGGCCCATGTTGTAGCGGACCTGGCGATTGGTCGGGTCGATGTCCAAACCCTTCTGACACCACTCCACGGCCTTCTGTGGCTCGCCCTCGTTGACGTAGGTTGAGGCCATGTTGTGGTAGAGCTGGACCAGTTGCTCGTCCCCGTGAGCCATCGGTATGGCTTTGAGGAACGCCGCGCGGGCTTGCTCCAACATATCGAGCTTGCGGTAGCCGGCGCCTAGTGCATTCCAATTCGCAGGCTCATCCGGCATCAGGCGGCACGCGCTCATGAGCAGCGCAACGCCCAAGCCCCACTTGCCGATCTCCACGTACAGGCTTCCGAGAGCGCCCATCGTGGGGGCATCCTCGGGAGCATGTTGCAGGACGAATTGGTAGCAGTATTCGGCCTTGGCATACCAAGAGCGGCGCTCCTCACGCGAGACGGTTCCGTCCGCTTGTTGCGCCTTTTTGTGCCACTCGGCACCTTCTTGGATGACATCGTTTAGGCTACGATATTGCATGAATCCTCAAGAGTAAGGGGCGAGGATTTCTCCCCGCCCCATTCCGTTAGCGACCGATCGTCGGCAGGCCCATCGTGTATTCGATGACGCCGCCAATGAGTGCCGTGATTTCCGCCGACGTGATGGACGCAAACTTCGCCTGCAAGTAGCGGAAGCGAGGTTGCGTGTCGTCACTCAGCGAGACGAAGTGCGGCAGGGCGCCGGTACGAACCGTGAGGTTCGCCGTTGCCGTGTTCGACACCGCAGCGCCATCGACCAAGTAGTCGAGCGACGCTTCGCCAACGAGACCAACGTCTACGGTCGCGTTGCCTGCGGAGCCGAACCAGCCCCACATGTTCAGCCCCGTGATCGTCGCCCCGTGCGGAATCTTCGCAAGGAACACGATCGTCGAAGCCGAGGCCGTAATACCGCCCGCCGTCCAGAAGAACGGAACGGTATTCGTCCCCTTCTCGTTGGCCATCACGTTGCGGCTTGCCGTCGAGCCCACAAGAGCGGGCGAGTTGGCATGGGTTACATCAGCCATTGCTCATCCCTCCTTACGGTGCCACGGCGTAAGACGACATGACGATGGTGCCGAAGTCAGCCGAGTTGTATCGGCTCTTCACTGCGCCCCAGATCATGCCGGCTGCAACGCCGAGCTGGTTTCCATCCTTGTGTTCGCTTCGGTTCGCGACTCCCGAAACCGTCTCTAGGAGGGCTAGAGACTGCTGCACGTCGCCGTGCAGAGCAGATCATGTCATCATCCCCTATCGGGGAGTTGGGCGCTTCCCGCCGCTTGGCGGTACGAGCTTTCGCTCTGATCGTTGAACCTTCTTGAGCATATGCGCACAGACGCCACCGTTGATGGCCTTACTCGTGTTGCAGTTCGCGCAGAGAATTTGGATCGTTGGCGGAAAGCTGTTGTCGATGATCCACTTCAACAACGACCCGCCTGCGTGAGCCCCGTAGGGAGATCCGTTCTTTTTGTACCTGAACTTGTGACCATCATCGTTCACATGATCCAGGACTAGGAACGTCACTTCCGACTCATCGCAGCAAGCGCACCGTGCGCCATACGCCTCGATGCACTCCATTCTCTTGCGCTTGTACCAAGACGCGGCACTTTCTTTCTTGCGAGATTTGTTGGCCTCATTCCAGGCCGCCGCTCGCTCGATGTGCCACTCACGGTTCCTGGCGTAGTACTCCTTGCTCCACGCCAGTGATCGCTCTCGGTTGGTCTCCTGCCAGGCAACGGCGGCTGCATCCATACACTCTGAACACACCCGACGCCGGTAGCCCGGCTTAGAAACCCTGAACTGGCCGATCTGCTTTACGGCCAAACACTTCCTGCATGTGCGCTTTTCCATGGTGACTATTGTAACCACGGAAAGCAGATTACTCAAGCTTGGCTGCAAGTTGTCTCTGAGAGAGTTTCTTGCAATTCACCCAATTTGCAATTGGCAGTTGCCCGCCAATGGACCTAGTGGAGCGTGTGCCCCGTCAAGTCGAACGTCTCTTCCACGTAGCTCATCTTCTGATCGGGCATGTTCTTGTTCTCACGCCCGGTTGCGAAGATGGCCGCCTGTGCGCCGGCAAAGATTGCGCGCCGCGTCGTCGTGATCGCCGCCGATGTGGAGGAGTTCACGCCGTAAGGGACATAGTTCGACTCGTGGAGGATGATGTTGTTGTACTCGCCAAGGCTGCCGCGGTAGAGCGCTTCAGCACCAGCGTCCAACCCAGCCGACAAGGCCGAGCGGTTCACTTCCCACCATGTCACCGTGTTTGCGGTGGACTCCCGGCGCAGGTTGTAGACCTGCCACGGGTGGAGGAAAGCGACAAACTTGTTCTTCACCTTGCCCATGTTGATGGGCCGGATGATCGGCTGTCCAAGAGCGTCCATCGTCTTGGCGCGCGTAACAGCACGGTCAAGCATGGCCGTCGTGAACGTGTCGGTCGTACCCAACGACTCGTCACCCGTCGCGATATCGCTATCGGTCCAGATGATGTTGTTCGTGGATGGCGCAACCGTCGAGTTGGACGCCGTGTACTTGGTGTCCGTCTGCGCGGTGTTGCCCGCCAACTGGTTGAAGATCGCAACGTCGATACGTTCCGCGAAGAAGTCGGACAACGCGCCCATGTTCTCCTCGCGAACGTCGAACAGCACGCGCTGCTCGCTCATCTTCCCCTTGCTCCTCGTAGCGTGGCGCAATTGGTCGATGAGAAGGTTCTGACTGTAGGTCGTCAGCGCCTCTTCGTTGCCTTCCAGTGTGTCATCCCCGGCGACACCAGTGCCGGATAGTTTGACTCGCAAGCCTTGCGTGATGCGGTCACCTGCCGACTTGGACGCTTCGTCCTTGATCTGGATCAGGCTGTCCGAAGACTTTCCCATGAACTGCCCGGAATAGGTCTGGGCGATGGTTTCGTGGAAGAGCTTCTTGGACCACAGCTTTACGGCTAGCGGGTGATTGGTGCCAAATTCAGTGGCTGCCATTTAGGCGCACCTTTCCCGTGAAGTGGTTGAATGCGCCGCTTACGCGCGGTGCCTTCGGGCCTTTCACGAGAACCAGTCGGGGTGTCGGTTTACCGTCTCGACAGACAGAGGGGCCGTTGACGAGAGCCCATTCGAGAAACTTGTGCCTTAGTGCGCGTAGCCGCCGGCTATCTTGCGCCACTTCGGATTGTCGCGGCCGACGTAGTTCTTGATGAACTCGTCGTCGTCCATTTGCAGCAAGGCGTCGATCGTTGGCGTTCCAGGCGCAGCACGTCCCGGCGCCGCACTGGTGCTCTTCGATGACGCGATACCGCGCTGTAAGGTTTCGAGGGTCGGGCCCGTCGTTTGTGTCTGTGCCGTCGTGCCGGGCGCCTTCTTGGCATAGCCGCGGGCTTTCGCCAGCTCATAGCCCAATTCGGCAGGGTTACGGTTCGAACGTGAGGCAAGCTGCGCAATTTCCATCGCACGGGCGCGGATTGCCACTTGCTCGGGAACGCCTGCAACCTTCGCCTCTGCAATCCACGTTTGGCGCAGATGCGCCATAGCGTCCCCGTAATCGGGGGTCTGGCGGGTGAACTCGGCTTCAAGCCGCGTTACTTCCTCGCCTACGCGCTGCAAGGCTGTCTGCTGCTCGGAGGTCTTCTCCTGGCCCTTGCGCCATTCGTTGATCTCGCCAAGCTGCTTTTCGAGCAAGGCAGATTTGGCTTGGAAGTGGCCGAGCGGGTCGGTATTGATGTCGGGAATCTGGATCTGCGGCTCGGCTTGCTTCTGCTCTGCCGTCTGGCGGTTCTCAACCAGTAGCGCCAAGCGTTCCGTGACGCGGGCCATATCAGCCGCATACTTGGCCTCGACCTCCTGGGCGCGCTTCTCAGCATCCTTACGGCGCTCTTCAGCAGCCTTGTAGGCAGACGCACGGATGAACCGGCCTTGGTTCTCGACCTCGATCTCGTCTTCGTTGCGCTCGGGAGCGGGCTGCTCTTGAGTCTGCGTCTCTGCCGGCGCGGCTTCCTCCCGCGGTGCGGGCTGCTCTTGCTGCTCTACGCCCTTGCCGCCTGGCCCTTGTCCAGCAGCGGCTTGCTGCTTTTCGAGGGCTGCAATTTCGGCTTGGTCTTCTGCGAATGCGTCGGTCATGAAACCTCTTTAGGGACGGATGAGTTCGACCAGATACGCCTCAAGCGTAATGGCATCACCCGCCGTGGCCTTCTGTCCGGTGATGACGATGGTAGTTGCCGCCGCCGTGTTGATTGAAGATGTCGTCAG